GAGATCGGCGGGAGCGTGTGCCGGTGGAGTTGCCGCACCAACTCGCTCGTAAATATCCCGAGTATCAGTTTTCGTGGCAGTGGGCCTTTGTGTTTCCGATGCACAAGCCCTGCCGCCATCCGCGCACGGGTGAAACGGTGCGCTGGCGCATGATGGAGGACATCGTGCAGAAAGCGGTGAAGTATTCGCGGAGGCGGTTGGAGATTCAGGTGGTGCCACATGAGTTGCGGCATGCCTACGCCACGCATTGCCTGGATCGCGGCGTGAACATCAAAGCCCTTCAGGTGGCAATGGGGCATGCGCAGATTGAAACGACAGCGGGCTACTGCCACGCCGAGGCGCTGAGTGTGAGAAGTCCGCTGGATGTGCTGGCAGCACTGCCTGCCAACATGGTCCCGTTTGAGCGGGCGGCTTGACGGTGGCGGGTATGGTGGCATTAGTGCCAGCATGTCCCGAAACCAGAAGCGCGCGGCCGGTGCCCGTGCGGAGGCACCGAGGGCTGGGAAGGGCGCAAAGGCGTCGCCTGGTCGTAACGTGAGCTCTGCGCGGGGTGGGGAGCGTGGGAGGCTGGACAGGGAGACAATCAGACGGGGGGACAAGGGGAAGCCGAAGCCGAAAAACAAACGGGGGCCGAAGCCGCCGTTGCCGCCGGAGTGGGAGCCGTCCATGCCGATGCAGGACGGGCAATGGGAGAGTTTTTGCCGGGCAATGGCACAGGGCGTGTATTCGCAGACCTCGTGCTATTTGCAGGCCTACGGTGATGTGGAGCGCACCACAGCCAAGGTTTGTGCATCGCAATTATTGACAAACCCTAACCTGCGAGCCCGGATTGATTGGCTGAAGCGTGAACTGGTCAAAGATGTGAAATTGACTGTTGAGGACAGCATTCACTGGTGCCTGAAGGTGCGTGACACGCCGATTGGCTACCTGGACGACGAAAGCCCGCTCGTGCAGGAGGTGCATCGGGATCACGCCGGCACGGAAGACGGTCCGATTGTGAAGCTGAAAATTAAGATGCCGTCCAAAATGGATGCGCAGAAGCAGATCGACAAGCTCATGGGCTTTGACCGGGACAAAGACGATCCGATGGCAAAGGCCGTGGATGCCATGGCGGAGATGGTGCGCATGATCCGGGAGGGCAAGAAAGCATGAGCGGCCCAGATGAGCATGCGGAGGTGCGTGAACGGCTGTCGGACCCGTGGTGGCGCCTGAACAACCTATATCACATCATGCCGGAAGGCGGCGGTTTGCCGCGTGAGTTTCGCCCTCGACCGGAGCAGGCGGTGATCTACAAGCATTTGCTGGAGACGCCGCAGATCCCGGCGTTCATTGTGAAATCGCGCCGTTTGGGCTTTTCGACGGCGCTGGGGGTGTTTGCAGTGGACAACGCCTGCTGGAATGTGGGCCAGAAGTGCATGCTGGTGGACATGACGCAGCCGGATGCGTGGAAAAAGATGCGCGAGATTATCCGGTTTGCCTTTGATACGCTGCCAGCGCATCTCAAGGGCTTGTTCAGCAACCCGAAGCGCGAGGACTCGCAGCTTTCGATCCGGGCGTTTGGCGAGGATGAGACGAAGGATAGCCACATTTACGCCGGGATGAATGCCCGTGGTGGCGACTGCTCGCTGCTGTGGGTATCGGAGTGGGGGAAATTCCAGAATGATGCCAAGCATCGCGAGCGGAGCGCAGAAATCGCCAAGGGAGCGTGGAACACGGCTCGAAAAGGTCGCCGCATCGTGGAAACGACGTGGGAAGGAGGGCGGAACGGGGAGCTGTGGGAGATCATCAAACCTATTTTGGAGCGTGCCCCGAATGCCGAAGGTAAGATTTATTTCTTCCCCTGGCATGCAGATCCCACGTGTGTGAGCATCACGGGCGAGGTGACTCCCGATGTGGAGGAGTATTTTCGCAGCATTGAGGCCAAACTGAGCAAGCAGTTTACGGCCGAGCAAAAGAAATGGTGGGCAGTGACGAAAACGACGCAGCGCCAACACATGAAAACCGAGTTTCCCAGCACGCTGGACGAGGCACTGAGCAGTCCCGGCTTGCATCCGCGGTTTAGTGTCGAGGCGTTGGATTGGATGGAAAAGCAGATGCGGGACACGCCACCGCTGCGCGGGATGATCAAATTTGAGAAGGAGCGTCGCGTTGCGGATTTTGTGCCAGCGGCGCATGCCCACGATGACACGGTGTGGTTCCGGGAATGGGAGAAGCCGATGGAAGGCATGAGTTATCTTATTCCCATCGACTTCTGCACAGCCAAACAGGTCGAAACGGGAAATCCGGACGCGCATGCTTTGCCGGTGCTGAGAGCGGCTTATCAATCGCCGGATGGCGTGTTTCATCCGGTTCGCACCGTGGGCGCGATTGAGATCGACAGCCGCACCACGCTGCTGAGTTTTTGCAATCAGGTGGCGGCCATTCAGTGTTACTATGGCGACGCCATGGTGGTGCCGGAAACGAACAACATGCACGGCATCATCGAGCTGCTGAGGCAGGCTGGAGTCATCAACATTTACGAGCGCACCCTGCATCCCGACAGCAAAGGTGACAAGCGTGTGCGAAAAGAGCCGGGCTGGGACACTACCAACGCCACCAAGCCGGTGGCAGTGTCGAAGCTGGAGGAGTGCATCAAGGATCACGCGTTGATTGTGGAATGTCCGCGCATGCTGCTGGAGCTACGCATGTTCCAGGACACCAACGAAGCGGCCACGGGCTACCATGACGACTGGGTGATGGCGCTGGCAATCGGCGTGACCAACATCCGGTTTGCCACGCAATACGTCACTCGGCTGCCCGTGATCAATCCGAACGCGGGCATGATGGGCGAGCAGGAACGGCAGATGTGGGGCGCGCAGGGCGGCGGAACGCCGTATGGCGGGCAATCGCCCGTTGACGGAATGCAGATGTTTGGGTAGTCTGGCCGGGTAATCCCTCCATACTACCATGAACGGCTGGTCATTTACTCCCTACTACGGCGGCACGGTGCTTCAAAACCAGATGCACGATGCCCAACTGGCCGAGCAGCGCCGGCAGCGATTGACGGCGGTGAATGAGCAGGAGGTGGCGGACGTGGCGGCCAACAACCAACGCACGTCCGGGACGCTGAACACAGCCGCCTTGGCGTCTGCTCGTCGTCGCGCGGGCGGCACGACGTTTCGCCGTCGCGGCAGTGGGGTGAGTGCCAACCAGCTTGTGAGCGGTTTAGGCACGGCCAATGCCAAAGCGCTGGCAGACAAACGTCGGCAGGTGATCAACCAGGACGTGGATCAGGCGAGCGCCAACTACTACAATTCGCCGGCGTCCAAATGGAATTTTGGGGTTACGCCGTTTGTGCTCAATAACTAAACTTTCAACCATTGCCCGCCATGCCCTCCACGCTTTACAATCCAGACGGCAGCCGCACGGGGCTGCGCATCAATGCGAGTGTGCGCCGCAAGCGCTACATGGGCGGTGGAGATCAAGGTCCGCTTTCGACGCGTCCGACCGCCAGCGAGCAGTGGGACATGCACGAGCGCAATCGCGCCCGGCAGGAGTTTCAGGCGTCGCAAGCGCCGGCCGCTGAGGCGGCGCAAGCCCGCGACCAGCGAGCCTCAGCCGCAGGTCAAACTGCTGGGAGGCAGCAGCGGCGGCGGGATGCTGGTGCCGGGACCGAGCGGCAGCGCCGTGTGGCACACCCAAGCGCAACTGGACGCCGACAAGCAGATGCGTCAAAGCCGCGCCGCAGCCCGCCGCAAAGGCGTGAACATGACGCCTGCCAAGCCCCCGGCCAAGCAGCCGGGTTTCACGTTTCCCAAGCTCGAAGGCAATCGCCCGCGCACCGCGTCGTTTGAGCGGTTCAAGTTTTCGATTTGATTTCCAGCGCCGGGCAGGCGCACCCTATGCTGCCCAGCCGTGAGGCCGGCCGGAGCCGCTGAATGGTTTTGAGACACGTTTCAGACCTTTTCAGCCCTACCCATGCCCTACCAGCCTCCGTTTGCTCCCCTGCCCGCCGATTTTGCGCGGGCTCGCCGTCGTCAATCCAGCACGCGTCCTGCGATGCCCGAACGCCTCGATCCCTACGCCGACGAGATGGCCCGGCTGCAGGAGCAGGCCAAAGTGCAGGCCGAGGTTCAGCAGGCCGCTGCCAAAGCCGCTGAGGAGCAGGCCAAGGCCCAGCAAAAGGCACAGGAAGCGGCCGCCAAGGAAGCCCTGCGCGCCGAGAACAACGCCAAAGAGCAGCAGTATCGCCGCGAAAAGCGTCCGATGTATGTCGATGCGGACGGTCGCATTCAAAGCCAGGTGACGGATGCCGAGTGGAAAGACGAGCAGGCGCGGAAGGTCAAAAACGACACGCTGCGCACGCAGTATTTCAAGCAGAACCGCCCTTGGGTGGAAGATGCCAAGGGCAACATCGTGCCGCGTCACAGCGACGAGGAATGGCAGACCATGCAAAACGAGAAAGCCGCCAAGCTCGAAGCCGCGCAGGTGGACAAAGCCAACGAGGCGCTACGCAAGGAGCGCAAAGGCGAGATCACCGGCGTGCAGCGCACGCTGACCGGGGCCAAAGAGGCAGCGGGACTGCGCACGAAGGAATTGGAGCTGCAACACAGCGAGGCTGCTGCTCAGGCCGCCAAGCGCAAGCGGTTCATCGACGACACCGAGCGCCAACTCGAAAACGATGCGGGCCTCGATGCCACGCGTGCCGAGCGCATGCAGCAGGCCATAGAGCAGGCTCGCGCCGAGCATGAGGAGTGGCAGGCCAAGGCCGATGCGCTCGATGCGCAGGTGCGCAGCCAAAAGGCCGGCGAGGTGGCGTTTGCCAAGGCGTCGCTGCCCGTGCAGCAGGCCATGCAGGAGGCGGAAGACGCGATTCCTAGTCTCACCGTGCAGTCGGCGCCCATGGGCGTGAATAGTCCCGCCAGACCGGGCGGCGTAAAAACCAAACCGGACGCGCCGGCGGTGCCGGGCGTGCGCAATGGCGTGCTGTCAGCCCAGCAGGCGGCAGTAGCAAGTGATCCCACGTTGCCACCCGAGCAGCGGAAACAGGCGCTCAAAGACATCGCCGAGCGTCGCGATCCGGTGGCGTATGCTGCGAGCAAGCGGAAGAAATTTGCCGAGGCTGATTCGGCCACCCTGAAAACCGCGCTCGACGAGGAGGGCGTGGCATTGAATGCCCGGTTGACCGATTACAACCAGCGCATGCAGGCGCTGAATGCCGCCACGGCCACCAGCCAACAGGCGTTGCAAACGATTCTCCAGCGCAATCAGGCTCGCCAGCAGCAGCCTCATCGCGGCGCCGACCTGGTGACGGTTGAAGGCCCGGACGGGCAGCGCGTGAGTCTGTTTGCCGACTTGGCTGACGACTACCAGACCGCGCTGAGCGACATGCAAACCAAGCAGACCGCCCTGCAAGCCGAGGCGGACGTGCTCGACACCGAGCGCGGCGAGATCGAACTGGACCGCACCTTGCACCAAGAGGGCATCGCGGCGCTGAATGACAAGCAAAAGGCGCAGACCAAACGCGAGCGCACGAAGCTCTACGACCAGTTCAACGCCCTGCCGGGTGGTCAAAAGCTCGGCGAAAAGCTCCGCGTGATCGACGAGACGGTGGAGCAGCACCGCGGCGGCGATGATGCCGGGCTGATAAAGTGGGCTGAGGCGGAGATGGGCAAGGTGCAGGCGGAGGCGGAGCGGCAGCAGAAAATGGCTCGCGATGAAAAGGTCACGGCGGATGTCGTGGCGGCTCGCGTGAACGAAGCCATGGAGAAGGCCCGCAAAGCCAGCTCGCAGGGCGTGTTTGGAGCGCAGTTCATGATGTCCGATGACGCATGGAAGGCCACGAGCGAAAATCTGGCCCGCGAAAAAGATCGTGTCACCGAGGTGGAAATGAAACGCGCCGGGCTGGACCCTGCCAAGCCGGCGCATCGCGCCCTGCTCGATGATGCCATGAAGCGTGCCGACATGACCGGGCCGCTGGATGTGGATGCGGAAACACCGATTCAAGCCGTGACTCCCGACATGGCCCGCGTGATGAGCGATGGGGAATTGGTGATCAATCCGCAGTTGGTTCACCTGCCCGACCGTTATCTGGAGGCGGTCAATTTGAGCGACGCCTCACCGGCCGAGAAAAAGAAAGCGCTGGACGCCTTGCCGGATCGTCAGCGAGCCAGTGCTGAGGCCTTGCTGCCCACACTGAAACAGGAAATGAACCTGCCCGGCCTGCCGTCGTTTGCCAAGTGGCAGGCGTCCAAGCCTCGCGCAGGCGACGAGATTGAGCAGGCGCAGGATTACCTGGCGGAAATGGCCGGACGCGGTTTCTGGAGCAAACTGGTGGATACCGTTGGCCGTCAGGCCGTGGCCGGTTTGCTGGTCGATGCGCCGGCCATGGTGGTCGGCGCGGCGGGTGCGGTGACGGGCAATGAAACGCTCAGCCGTCTGGCGGGTGATCAGGCCACCTACGGCAGCCAGCTTGTCACCGGAGCTTTAGAGGCCAAGGGCAGCGCCACGGACGGGCTGACCAACATTGCCGGACAGGCCGCCCGCATGGCGGGACCAATCGCCGCGCAGATCCTCGTCACACGAGGATTGGGCGCTGGCATGGGCACCATGGCCGCCAGCGCCGCCGTGCAGACCGGGGGCATCCAGTATGCGCAGAGCTACAACGCACTGCGTGAGCAAGGGGCCACCCATGAGGAAGCCTGGGGACAGGCCGCCCCGGCGGCGCTGGCCTCCGGCATCGTGACGGCCATGCTGACCAAACTCGGCGGCGCGACAGGCGTGGAGCGTCTGGCGGTGCGAGGCACCCAGCAGCAGGCCGCCAAAGCAGCAGCCAACAGCGTGTGGAAACGCGCTTTGAACGCGGCTGGCGCGGTGGGCAAGCAGGCAGGCGCTGAAGTCATCGAAGAACTGCCTGACGAGCTTTTCAGCCAGCTCAGCGAAGAATACGCCACCCACGGCGCCGATGCCGACTTTGAGGGCGTCGTGACGCGCTTCATCACCGAGGCTCCGGAACTCATGGGCGCGATTGCCCTGATGGGAGCGGCAGGCGGCGTGCGCGACGCACGGGACGCCATGCGTCGCCCGGGTGCGGCTGCCACTCAGGCACCAGGCGACCCGCTTGCCGCGCCTACCGTTGAAGCCGCGCCGGAGGCTGGCAATGCGCCCGTGCCGGGCATGGAAACGCGGCAGGCAGCAGAGGCCATGCCGACGCCCGCGCCACAACCGGAGATTTCTTCTGCCCCGACCGCCATGGAGCCCGGCGGCCAGGACGCCGAGAAAACCACGCCCGGCGAGGAATCGCCGGTGATCAGTGATCCGATGAGTTCGGTGGTAGGAGATGCCATTACAGCAGTGACGGGTGGTGCGGACACACCGGAACGTGCAGAGCGCCGTAAAGCGGTGATTGCCAAGGTCCGTGAAAGGGATCAACAAGAACGTTTCACCCGCGCGCGTGGTGCGGTGGCGGCGTGGGATGCGGGCAGCATGCCGCCGGCGAAGGTGGAAGCCACCAAGGCCAAGGCCGAGGTGCTGGTGAAGATCGCTGAGGGAGCCAGCCCGGCCGATCTGGAGCAGGAGGAACTCATGGCCGTGGGGCTGCGTCGCGAGGCCGATGGGAAGATCACGCCCGGTCACT